AAGAATCTGAATAATGTCTAGCGAACTAAAGGTAGATACAATATCAGAAAAGACTTCTACTAATGGCGTAGTCATTGATGGTGTTACTGTTAAAGATGGTGCAATAGCAAGTTCTTTTATTAGTGGATTAACAACAGGTAAAGTATTACAAGTTGTAGGAGCAACAAGTTCTACTGAACAACAAACGACTTCAACTTCTTACGTAGATATTACAAATTTGACAGTTTCTATAACTCCCTCTGCAACAACTAGCAAAGTTTTAATTTTTTATACAGATACTACAAAAACTCTTAGAAGTTCTGATGTATCTTCTGGGAATGTTTTTATACAACTTTTAAGAGATTCAACATCTATAGCAGTAAAAGAAGCAGGTTTTTATGATTCTGCAGGAGGTAATGGTACTAAATCACTTTACAATGGAGAGGCATTAATACATTTAGATAGTCCATCATCAACATCTGCTATAACTTATAAAATACAAATAAAAGCATCATCAAGCACTACTGTGGAATCTCAATACAATGATAATACTGCATCAATAATAGCTATGGAAATAGGTGCATAATGAGTATAACTAAATTAGATGCAATATTAAGTTTAGAACCTAATGCAGAAGTAACAATAATTGAAGATAAAATTGTAGGTTGGCATAATGAAGAAATAACACAACCTACTGATGCAGAAATTACAGCAGAACAAACTAGATTACAAACAGAGTATGACAACAATGCCTATCAAAGAAATAGAGCTGCTGAATATCCATCAATACCAGACCAGCTTGATGAAATATATCATAATGGTATTGATTCTTGGAAAGCTATAATAAAAACTACGAAAGATAAGTACCCTAAACCTTAATAAAAAATCCTATGATACAATCGTATTATGGATTATCTAGTTGGTTTCATATTCGGTTTCTTTCTAAGAACTTTTTTAGTTTGGTTAGATGGTATCGCACAACCTAAAGTTCCTGACCATTACAAAGAGGAAGATTGGGATTGGATTTTATGAACAATTTACCTGTAAATAATGGTTTTACACAGAAAGAAATGTTGATGTTAATTATTGAGGGACAGAAAGAAATCAACGAAAGAATAGATTTATTACACGAAAAAGTAAATAGTAAAATTTCCAGACAAGAATTGTTTGGATGGATTGTTGCCGTAGGTGCGTTAGCTGCACTTGTTGGCAATTTAATGTAAAGGAGATTATATGAATTGTTGTGGACAAGGGTGCTGTTCAGGAGGATAGGCACTTACTTTAGAATACTTTTAGTTATCATATCACTTGTTATAATTCCACTAAAGGCTATAGCAAATGACACAGATAATACTACAACTACTACTACCACTACTGTACCTGATACTACTACTACGACTATCCCAGGAGAAGTAGAAGAGATAGAAACATTTGATGGACCAGAGGAAACAACGACAACAACAACTGTTCCAGAAGATAACACTACAACAACTACAACTACTACCACTGTGCCTGAATGGGAACAATCAACAGACATAGAGTTACCTGAAGATGAGTTAGATAGTCAAGGTAATGAGGTAGAGAATAACATACAGATAGACAGTAATCATAGTAATGGTAACTGGTCTTGTTGTGGTATGACTGACTTTCATATGAACTTACATTACTTTCAACACGGCAACGATAGTAACGACTACACATTTACATTACCTGAAACTACCACAGTAGATGAAGAGGAACTAGATATAGATATATACGAGGTAGGTTTTAGGATTGGTGCATTGAATAATGATGGCACAGTTACATACACACATACTGATGAAACAACACAAGTAAATGTTTTAGAAGGTCAAGATAATACAGATATAGAGAATATGTTTGAAGATGTTGTTTACAATATATACGACACATTAGAAACATTTATAGAAAGTTTTACAATTACAATCAATGACTGGTCTTTGCTTGATGACATATCATTTAAGTACATACAACCAACAACAACTACAACAACATTACCTCCACCTCCTAAACCAGAGCCTGAACCAGAACCTTACATACCTCCACCACCACCTGAACCAGAAACATTTGTTGTTATATTAGATAACGGAGAAGAAGCAGAGTATGAACAACACGAGATAGATGATGGTACAGTAGAGAGAGATAATCAACGCAAAAAAAATTTAGAAATTTATGGTGTTGAACTTACTGATGAACAGATAGAACGTGGAGATTTAGAACAATATGACATTGAAATCATTGAAGAACAAGATATGGAAGAACTCGGAGAAGAGTTTTTTGATGATGTTGATGTACCTGACTTTGTGGAGATTGAGTTTACTGAAGAAGAACTTGAACGAGAAACTAAAAAACTTGAACTTGAAGAGGAGATTGAGATATTTATATTTGAGGATGAAGAGGAGATTGAGGAGTTTATAGATACTGTAATAGAGGTAGAAGAGTTTTTAGAAGAGTTTGAAGAAGTAGAGATTATAATTATAGAGGACATAAAAAACATAGACATAGACCTAGATGATTGGGACACAGAGTTTGAAGAGGTAGAAGAAGATGAGTTACACGAAAAGGATATACGAAGAGATGACAATGAAGAACCTGAAGTTCTACCGTTGGAAGATACTACCGAAGAAGTTGAGGAGATACTTACTGAAGAGATGGTTGAGCAAGAGGTTGCAGAGCTAGAGGAAGTCATTGAGATAGAGATAGAGGAAGATTTAACAGATGAAGAAGTTGAGGAAGCCATTGAAGTATATGTGCAAGAACTCGCAACCGAAGAAGTTGTAGAGGTACTAGAAGAAGTTAATGACATAGGTGTTCAGAACCTAGAACAAGCTACAGAGGAAGTACAAGAGATAGTTCAGGCTGTTGTAGAAGAAGCCATAGAAGAGATAGAAGAGCTTACGGAGGAACAGGTTGAGGTTGTTGCAGAGGTGCTCCAGGTACAAACAGAAGACGTAGAGATTATTGCAGAGGCTGTAAAAGAAGATGAAGTTGTTGCAGAAGCCGTAGAAGAATACGTTGAAAGAGCTGTTGAGAACGCAGACGTAGAAAACTATACACTTGCTGACGTTGTTACAGAGGTACAGTTTGAAACATTCTTAGAGAATCCAATAGAAACTTTTGTAGATATAGATTTTGAAGAAATAAGTATAGGAAGTATAGGAGATGATATGACAAGTGACCAAAAAGAAAAAGCACAGGAGGTCGTAGTTCCTGTAATCTTGACTAGAATAGCTAGTATGGCTGCGTTTATATTTAGGAAAACGATATGATAAATAAATTTTGGAACTGGCTTGTAGAGGCTATTAAAGAAACACTTAATCTTAGTTGGACTTTAGTTGGATTAGTTATTGCTACCTTGACACTTACGGGCTCTGCACAACAGGTAACTGGATTAGCCACCGTAATTACATTAGCTATTTGGTTATTAACTATCGGTTTTAGAAAATAATGTGGTTTGATGATGTTATACTTGATGACATTGATTATGAGATAGATAATCAATGTAGGACATTTTTACATCCGAATGGGTACACAAATGTATCTATTTGTAATTGTAAATATCCATCTATATAGGAGGACAAATGAAACTAACAGTAGTTAGAACACAGTTTGGCACTGATGCAACCAATGGTATTTTGTTAATTGATGGTATCTTTGAGTGCTTTACGTTAGAAGACCAATATCAAGCAGTAAAAGTTATGCACGAAACCTGCATACCAGAAGGCACATACGACATTGAGTTTAGAAAAACAGGTGGCTTTCACTCTAAATATTCAGAGAGATACAAGAACGCACACTACGGTATGTTGCATATATTAGATGTACCTAACTTTACTTATATATTGATACACACTGGCAATACTGACGAGCACACCTCTGGGTGTCTTATTGTCGGAGAAACTCAACAAGATTTAGAAGTTTCTAAGGATGGTTTCATTGGTTCTAGTACAGTTGCATACAAAAAAATGTATGCAAAAGTAGCTAATCAATTATTACAAGGCAAGAAAGTAACAATAGAGTACACAACTATAAATAAATTACTTGATAAACCTGCAGAAAAATCAGATGTATATGAGAAGTTACAAGAGATAAGCGGTGAAATCAAAACATTAAATGCTAAACTTGATGGTAAGAATATAATATAATGTTTGAAAGATTCAAAAGAGCAAGAAACCAGGATGGTACATTCAAAAAGGATGTATGGTGGACACCTTGGTCCGATTCGTGGGAGTATAAATTGAGCGAAGACCTCAAAGATATGCTTGAAAGAACTGCCTGGACCTTCATTGAAGCGTTCATTGGTGCATTAACAGTTGCTCCATTAGTTGGTGTAGAGGCTGAAACAATTCAGTTAGCTGCATTAGCTGGTGGTGGTGCTGCACTAGCAGTCATCAAGACATATGCTAAAAAACAAATTACAAAGTAACTGATTTAGTCATAAATTACCTGTATAATGCGATTAACAGGAAGGGTTGCGTATGGCAAAGAAGAAAAAAGACTTCGGGAATAACTATTTTCCGAGTGGATGGGGTCCAAAGTACGATTTTGACGAACAATCTGGTGTCGGTGAGATAACTCACGTTGGCACAGACCCAAATTACAAATCTAAATTTGATGAAATACTATTGGAATGGGGCTTTGACCCACAATATTATGAGATAGAGGGTAAGGTCAGGGCTAGTTCCTGGAACGTACAAGTCAAGAATGAAGGTGTACAAACCTTTTATGCGTTCAAAGGTATTGTTAGAAGAAGACATCCTGAACGTGATGAGTGGTACGATAAGCTGCTCAAAGAAGTATCAAAGAAGAAACCACTTAAAAAAAAGAAACTAAAGGGTGATACTGCATACATATTTACTATGAGTGACTGGCAACTAGGTAAAGATGACCTCGGAGTAGAGAAAACGCTTGAGAGATACGACAAGGCACTTGAGAGAGCAGTAGAGGAGATTAGGTCACTAGGTACCATAGACGAAATTTATTTGTTATCTATGGGCGATTTGACTGAAGGTTGCTATGGATTTTACGATTCTCAACCTCATAATATTTCTTTGAAC